ATGGGCAGAGAGCTTGAGGACATGGGCGGCCAGCTGGGTACGTGGTTCAAGGCTGTGTCCGATGTTAAGAACGCCGAGGAAGAGGCCAAAGACCCGCCGTTATTCAAAAAGCTGATGTTCTCCGGCAGTGTTGAGCAAGAGGCGATGCAGGCGCTGGTAGCTCGCAAGAAGATTGAGCAGCAAGAGAAAGAACTGCGTGAGCTGATAGTCTACAAATGGGGCGTTGAAGAATACACGGCAATGATGCGTGACCGCGCCAAGATTAAAGACACGCGGGAAAGAGCAATACTGAACCAGCGCAGGAAGATGCGTAAGCTCATTCAAAATGTTTTAACCGTCACCGTCCTGCTGGGGCTGGTGGGCATCATAGTCGCATTTGTGATCGGCATTATTCAGAATCTGAGGTAATTACCATGTTAAGTTTAGTATCAAGTCTGTTGGGTTTTGCTGCCGGCGGCCTGCCGAAAGTACTGGATTTTGTCCAAGACCGTGGCGACAAGAAGCACGAACTGGCACTGATGGCGATGCAGCGTGAGCGTGAACTGGCGTTGGCAAAAGAAGGCTTTATCGCACAGGCTGCGGTGGAAGAGATCAAGACTGAGCAGATTGCCATGCAGACACAGGCGCAAGAGAAGTTGGCGATGTGGAAGCACGACATGAAGATTGGTGAAGGCGCGTCAACGTGGGTCATTAACCTTCGCGCCAGCGTGCGGCCTATGGTCACCTACTTGTTTGTGGGTCTCTTAATCGTCGTTGACGTAGCCGGTATCTGGTACGCGTACAGCACTGGCGTGGCGTTTGCCCAAGCAATGGAGATGGTGTTCAGTGATGACGAGATGGCGATTCTTGCTGCCATCATCAGCTTTTGGTTTGGGTCACAGGCTTTCCAGAAGAAATGAGCGTATCCGAGGCTGGCATCCAGTTGATCAAATCCTTTGAGGGCTGTCACAACATACCCTATAAGTGCCCCGCTGCGCTGTGGACACTTGGGTATGGCCGTGTTCTGTACCCAGACCAAGCGCGGCTCAAGAACGAGGAAAGAACCGCATACCCACTGAGAACTGAGCATAACAGGACATTTTCCGGTGATGAAATTGACGCGCTTCTTGAGGCGGATTTACAACGCTTTGAGGCTGGGGTACTACGACTATGTCCTGCTACTTCTAATAGTCAGTGCCACTTGGACGCAATTGTTAGCTTTGCTTTCAACGTGGGATTAGGTAACTTGCAGTCAAGCACCCTAAGAATGAAGTACAATCGTGAGGACTACGAGGGCGCAGCAGACGAGTTCTTGAAATGGAACAAAGCTGGCGGTAAAGTGCTACGAGGACTCGAAAGACGCAGAGAAGCTGAACGAGCACTATTTTTGTCCGGGGGTTAAATGCTTAAGTCACTCACCTTAAAACCCGGAGTCAACCGAGAAAGCACACGGTACTCCGCGGAGGGCACGTATTACGAGACGGACAAAGTTCGTTTCCGTTTTGGCTTGCCCGAAAAAATAGGTGGGTGGCAGCGGATATCCGCGAGTACGTATCTGGGTGTCGCACGCTCATTAACTAACTGGGCTACACTCGGCGGACAGAACCTGCTGGCTGTCGGCACTAACCTGAAGTACTACATCGAGCGTGGCGGTCAGTACTTTGACGTTACCCCTATCCGCTTAACCACAGCTGCCGGGGATGTGACGTTTGCTGCAGTTGATGGCTCTGCCATTATCACGGCCACTGATGTGGATCACGGCGCACAGCAGGGCGACTTTGTTACGTTCTCGGGTGCAGTGAGTCTGGGCGGTAACATTACGGCGACGGTGCTAAACCGAGAGTACGTCATTGCCTCCATCATCGACGACGACAACTACACATTTGTAGCTACAGCCACGGCAAACGCATCGGACTCTGGGGACGGCGGGGCAGCCGTCGTTGCGGCTTATCAGATACCAATAGGCAACGAGATTGAAGTCCCGTTCAGCGGGTGGAGTGCAGGGCGCTGGGGCTTTGGTACGTGGGGCTTTGGCGGGGTAACAGTCGCCCCGATGCGGATATGGAGTCAGTCTAACTTCGGTGAGGACTTGTTCTTCACGTACCGTGGCGGCGCTCCGTTTTACTGGGATGCTACCACTGGGGTGAGTGCGAGAGCGGTGTACGTGTCGTCGCTGGGCGGCGCTTCAAACGTGCCGGTGATTGCCAACATTGCGTTTGTGTCGGACATATTCCGGTTTGCGTTTTGTTTCGGAGCCAACGAGCTGGGCACCGCTCCGCTAGACCCCATGTTGATCCGCTGGTCTGATCAAGAGGATGTGGCTAACTGGACTCCGACGGCGCTTAACCAAGCCGGTAGCCTACGTCTGTCCCAAGGCACCGAGATAGTCGCTGTGCGTCAAGCCCGTCAAGAAGTGCTGGTGTGGACTGACTCGGCCGTGTACGGCCTGCAGTATCTGGGTGCGCCGGAAGTGTGGGGTGCGCAGCTGCTTGGCTCTAACATAACCGTGGTCAGCCCCAATGCTACCATCTACGCAAACAACGTTGCGTACTGGATGGGCATAGACAAGTTTTACTACTACGACGGTACGGTTAAGACGCTGCCCTGCACACTGCGTAGCTACGTGTTCAACGACATCAACAAAGAACAGTTCAATCAGGTGGTGTGCGGAACCAACGAGCAGTTTGATGAGGTGTGGTGGTTCTACCCCTCTGCGGGTTCCACGCAGAACAACCGGTACGTGGTGTACAACTACATTGAGAACATCTGGTTCTACGGTAGCCTGAGCCGCTCGGCGTGGATAGATGCTGACCTGCGCGATAACCCCATCGCTGCTACTTATAGTAACAACCTCGTCTTCCAAGAGTTTGGCGTTGACTGCAACGAGCTGGGTACTGCCAACCCGATCACGGCGTTTATTGTGTCGGGTGAATTCGATATCGACGAGGGCGACCGGTTCATGATGATTAACCGCATCCTGCCGGACATGACCTTTGTGGGGTCTACCGCGGACGCGCCGTCAGCGACGATGACAATACTGCCTCTGGAAAACTCAGGCTCAGGCTACAACAACCCGCTCTCTGTTGGTGGCAACAGCACCAGTACAATAACGCGTATCACTACGGTGCCCATCGAGGAGTTCACCGGTCAGGTGTTTGTGCGTATACGTGGTCGGCAGATAGCAGTAAAGATTGAGTCCACTGGCCTTGGAGTGACGTGGAAGCTAGGTAAACCCAGACTGGATATACGCCCCGATGGTAGGAGGGGCTGATGTCTAACACAAACAAGATTAAGAAAGTACAGCCGCCCGCACTACCCGTAGCCCCACAGCAGAATCCAATACGCATGTACTTGGATGACCTGAACAACATTCTGCGTCTGTTCTTTAATCAGATAGCTAACACGCTGAACCTGCTTACCGGCGACAATGGCGGCGTGTTTCTGAGTAACCCGAACGGGTTGTTTTTTGATACTGCGGATCAGCCGATTGCTGTGATTAACACGGCTCAGCCGGTGCGGTTTAACCAGACGTATCTTAATGCTGGGGTGAGTATAAACGGCGTTACTACTTCAGAGATCACGGTGGCTAACTCTGGCATTTACAACTTTCAGTTTACCGGACAGCTACGAAGCAGCTCAGCGTCTAGTAAAATACTGTACGTGTGGCTCAACAGAAACGGCACTAACATAGGGTATTCGACGCGGGAGTATCTCATTGCTGGCTCCGGCGGTGTGCTTGAGATTGCGTGGAGCTTCAACATTGACTTGCTGGCTGGGCAGTATATCCAGATAATAATTGCGGGTGATTCTACCGACATGGCGCTTGATTTTGTTGCTGCAACATCTCCGCACCCGGGGATCGCCTCGGCGGTTGTGTCCGTTACGTTTGTTTCCGCGCTACCTGCTATTTTGCCGGTATTGCCGTAAGGAGTTAGTTAATGTCCGCTACCATAGACGATCCACGTGGCAGTTCCCTAGAAGCGGTTCAAGGGCGAACAAAGGATAATTTTGGTCGTTTTGACTGGATGGATCAGTTTGCCTATGACCAAGAAGCTCAAGGTAGGGATATTTTTGGTACTTTTGATAACGGTATGCCTGCCGTTCCGGGGTTTAGCGGCTCACAGGATGTGCTGGACTACTTTACTAGGCCGGGGCTGACGCCGCAAGCCGCTGCGCAAACCATGCAGTACTACAATATACAGCCCGAGGACATTGCTGAGATTTTAGGGTTAACCCCGGAAGCCGCACGTAGTCAGTATCAAAACGCCCTGTTTGGCTCAACGTACAACGCGCCGATAGTAAAACCTCCGCTGGCTGTAGACCCAAGAACTGCGGAACAGGGCGCAGACCCATATGCGTTTTTGCAGGACTATTTTAATACCCCCGGGCTTACTCCGGAGGCTGCGGTACAAAGAATTAGAGAACTAAATATACAGCCGGAGGACGCAGCGCAGTACTTAGGGGTTAGTCCCGAGGACGCTCGGGGGCAGTACGATGCAGTGATAGCCGCGCAGCAAGCGGAGGCAGACAGACTACGTGCGGAAAGAAAGGCAGCAGAGGATGCCGCACAAGCTAATCGTACAATAGACGACGACATCCGCGATTGGTTTGAGGCTAACCCCGACGCTACGGCCAAAGACGTGTTTGATTTAATGCAATTTGGGCAGATATCCCCAGATGTCGTTATCAGGGCTATGGGGTTAGACCCAGTCAAAGCTATGGCTGAATACAACGCGTTCTTAAACCCCGCCAATGCGCCCACGCCCACGCCCACGCCCACGCCCACACCCACACCGACGGCTACAGGTACGGGTAGTGTATTTGATTTGCTACCTGATGTTGTGAAAGAAGGGGCTACCGTAATAGGTGAAGTAATAGACAAGGGGCTAAGCGCTTTTGGCGAACTACTTGGGCTGGGCGACCAGCAACTTATTGTACTTAACCCGGCTAGTCCCAGCGCGACGGTTGTGTACGGAAAACCTACAGGTAACGCCACGCCTACAATCATAGGTAACATGCCAACGAGTGGGGCGCCGATAGGGGTGAACACAGGTATACCACTTATTGACTCGGTAATAGCCAGAGTGTTCTCAAAGCAAGCCCCGGGGCAAAGCGGGCAAGACTGGAGCACCATAGTAAAAGAAACAGTTTTGGATGTTATAGGCGAACAAACTGGTTTTCCACTGGGCGGGGTTGTTGGGGCGGTGCAAGGTGGCCTAAGTGGCGATCTTGATGCAGTAATAAACGCTGCGACTAAAGTTGTATTAGGGTTTAACGATGCAATCATCAGGGACGATAAAAAGTACACGGAGGTAGAAACACCTACACCTACACCTACACCTACACCTACGCCGACGCCAACGCCAACGCCAACTGCAAGCGAAGTTCTACCAGTAGATGTAGACGGTGGGCCTGATCCCGCACTCCCCGGTCCCGGCGGGACAACGACCGAGAGTGAAACCGATGGCATAATTGATTTAATTGGCGGTGCCGGTCCCGATATGGGGCCTAAACCTAACTACTCATTACAGGAAATACTGGACTATATTGAGTCCACTGCTATGCAGGACGGTATCATTACCGACGAAGAAGCTCGTGAGATTGCACGTACCGCGGCTACTAACAATGTAAGCCCTGAGAGAATAGCAGCGGCTACCGGCGAAGACCTAGACAAAGTGCTGAGCTATTTCCCCGGCGGCAGTAACTACGTTGACCCTAATGCGCCGACACCTACGCCTACGCCGACAGTTGTAGTAGAACCTACGCCTACGCCGACAGTTGTAATAGAACCTACGCCCACGCCGACAGTTGTAGTAGAACCTACGCCTACGCCGACAGTTGTAATAGAACCTACGCCCACGCCGACAGTTGTAGTAGAACCTACGCCCACGCCGACAGTTGTAATAGAACCTACGCCCACGCCGACAGTTGTAATAGAACCTACGCCCA